TGGTAATATAAGACAGTTTCCTACAACAAACGTCAATCCCCCTTAATATAACATAAATATTTAAAACATTACAGGATATATTATGTCTTTAAGCTTTCCACAAAACCCTACGCCAGGTCAAGTAACCACACAAGGTGGCAAAACTTGGTATTATGATGGAGTGCATTGGAATCCAGGAGGCACACCAGGATACCAAGGATCATTAGGGTTTCAAGGTTCAGTAGGTTTTCAAGGATCAGCATCATTTGGTGGTTATCAAGGTTCTGTAGGCTTTCAGGGTTCTTTTGGTTTTCAAGGCTCTGTTGGCTTTCAAGGTTCTGTGGGTTTCCAAGGTTCCGCAGCGTTTGGTGGTTACCAAGGTTCCGTAGGCTTTCAGGGTTCTGTGGGGTTCCAAGGTTCCGTAGGCTTTCAGGGTTCAGCAGGTTTCCAAGGATCAGTTGGTTTCCAAGGTTCTGTAGGATATCTTGGATCGCAAGGCATTGCCAACGTATCAGTCTCAGATACACCCCCAGCCTCTCCCCAAAATGGATACTTGTGGCTTGATACTACAACTGGTGCATTAAACTTATACTATGGAAGTAATAGTGTATGGATTTCTGCATCTTCTGTTGGCTTACCAGGTCCTATAGGGTATCAAGGGTCAGTGGGTTTTCAAGGATCTGTTGGATATCAAGGTTCTGTTTCGTTTGGTGGTTACCAAGGTTCTGTAGGCTTTCAGGGTTCCGTGGGTTTCCAAGGTTCAGTGGGTTTCCAAGGTTCAGTAGGAAACCAAGGTATATCAGGATTTCAAGGAAGTGTTGGGTTCCAAGGTTCCGTAGGCTTTCAAGGTTCAGCAGGCTTCCAAGGTTCATTAGGGGCATCGGGATTCCAAGGTTCTGTTGGCTTCCAAGGGTCGGTAGGTAGCGTAGGATTTTCAGGTTCAACAGGCTCAGTTTTACAAACTATTACTGTTGCTCTTTCTGATGAAGTTACACCTCTATCTGTAGCTTCCCCTGCAATGACGATTAGGGCTCCATTTGCCTTTACTTTAAATGCTATCCCTAGAGCTATGTTGACAGGCAGTGGTACAACAGCAACAGTTATAGATATTAGAGTTGGTACTACTACAAATAGTATTTTTGGAACAAATAAATTACAGATAGATATAGGTAATACAACTTCAGTTGCCTCATCAACACAGGCTACTTGGACACCAGGGTCAGTAGTGGCTGATGATACGCCAATTTACTATTATATAACCTCTGCAGGTACAAATGCTGTTGGTTTGAAAGCAACAATTTACTTCTTGAGAAATTAATATTATGACAGCTTTTGTTATTGATTCGTTTAAAACATTTCCCCTTGTAAGCAACACACTTATTTCTACTTTTAGTGCTGGTGATAGTACATTTACAGGGCCAAATGTATATTTGCGAAATATTGCAGTAGACAAATATCAAAATATCTACGTAGCAGGGTATACTGCAAATTCGCTGTCCTCAACGACAACGTACATCGCTACTATTTTCAAAATGAATAAATCTGGTTCAACAGTATGGCAAACCTTCATGAAAGGCAATGGTGGTGTACAATTTGGTACAGGGTCGGGAACCAGAGCAGAAGTAATATTAGTAGATTCTACATCTACATATGTTTACGTAGTGGGGTATAACAATGGCAGTGTATTTTTACTAAAACTAGACTACAATTCCAATGTAATTTTTCAAAATTTAATAACAAATACTTCTGCAATATTAGACGAAGCACCAACACTAAGTGCTGCGTTAGATCCTAACGATGGAAGTATTGTAATAGCTGGAAGCGATATAAACGGTAGTGGTTTTGTAGCAAAATATTCTAGTGCTGGTTCAGTTATATTCATAAAAAATATTCTTCAATATACAACACTATATGGCTGGACTAGAAGTGACAGCAATTCCTTTGGAGGAATTGCTGTAGATAGCAATAGCAACATATATGCTGTAGCAGGAACTTCTTATAGTGGGTGGTCATTGGGGTATGTAAACCCTATTTACAAAATAAACTCTACAGGCACTACAGTTATTAATACTTGTGCATTTTATACAAGTTCTAGCAGCAACAACTCGATTACACTTAATGGCATGACTATTGATTCTGGTAATAATATATACATTTCAGGAACAATTACACATCAAGCAAATACAACTTATAGTTATTCACAGCCAATGGTAGCTAAAATTAATAATACACTGAATACTATTATAGGACAAAGACAGGTACTGACACCAAACACGTTTGCCAGTAGTTCCCTTTCATATACAAGAGGTATAATAATAGATAAAGCATCTTCAAATGTCTATTATACGAGTCTTGTGGAAGAGATAAATTCAAATTTTATAATAAACAATAAATACATTTTAATGCAATACTCCAATACTTTATCTTCAACTTTTAATATATCTGAATACTCAACATTTTACAATCGAACATCCAGTAATACAAATATAAGTCCTTCGTCGGGAGGGGCTTACGTTGATGCAAACAACAACATATATACATCCCAATCTGGTGAATTTCAAGTTGGTGGTACAAATATTGTATCTGGGTTTGTTGTAAAACAACCAGCATCTGGATACAAATCAGGATCATATGGTCCTCTGGGAACAGGAACATATGTTCCTTATGTGAATTTATATTCTACTAATATATACACAGATGCTGCTGGAGTTGCTAGTATTTTCGTTGCCAATTCATCAATTACAATTACCACATCGAGTAACTCTTCGCTAGTAACATCAACATTCTCTAATACTTTTTTTACATTCTTCAGTGGGTCCACTAACGCATACGTTACCAACGTAGCTACTATTTTTGTTTAATGTATAAATATTACTAAAAAAGGTACAAATGTCATTATCATTTCCTTCAAGTCCTTCAGTAGGACAATTAACAGTTACAGGTGGACAAACCTGGAGATGGACAGGCACTACGTGGACTATAGTAGGCAACTCAGGATATCAAGGTAGTCTAGGGTATCAGGGTAGCGCTGGTGCTACTGGTCCCATCTCTGGTTCCAACACACAAGTACTTTTTAACGACAGTAGCTTTGCAAATGGATCACCTTCCCTTACCTTTAATAAATCTACTAACACCACATATATGGGTGTTACTTCAGTCAACACCTCATTGACTGTCAATAATACATTTACAGCAAACGCTACTGGTGTTTTTATTACTAATCCTTATGGACCTCAAATAACACTCAATGGAGCAACATCTAACTATATTGCATTCAATAATGCTGATATTGGTACCCCATCTTTCTCGACACCAAGTGTTGGTACAAGATTACAATTGTATGCAGGTGAATCTGGCAGCAGTGCTGATATAGCTGTTGGTACGGATGGTACTAATATGTGGCTTGGTGTTTCAACAGGTGCTGGTAGCTTTAACTTTTATGAAGGTACCTATCTATCAGCTCAATTAAATTATGGTGGTTTGACATTATATGGTGGTGGTATATTAAATACTTCTTTCTTAGATACTGGTAGTTCAGCATCAATATTCTATTCCAATGTCAGTATAGGTGCTGCAGGAACATTACCATCTGATAATGCAATTGCATTAGTAGTCAATAGTGCAGGTTCAGGCCTTTCTGGTGGCGGTGTACAATTTACAGCCAATAACAATGGTGGTGGTGCTATCCAAGGAACGGTTGGTGGTGGATTACAGGTTTGGGTACATTCTGGAGCCGTAGGCTCAGAAACTTATATAGAACCAATTGTTATATCAAGCACAGGTGTAACTACATTCAATGCAAACTTGTCTGTAAATGCTGCATCATATATTGTTGTAGGTAATGCTACAACAAATACCGTTATTAATAGTACTTCTGTTTCAATTAACGGTAGTGTGTTAGTGTCAAACACCTATGCTACCAATGCATACGTTTCCAACGCATTTTACCAATCAGCAGCAGTTGGTGTATCCAACTCCTATGCTACAGCATCATTAGTCAGTAACAACTATGCTGTAACTGCGTTGGTGGGTAACTCATATGGAACTTCAGCTTTAGTAGGTAACAACTTTCTTTCTACAGGTACTACGGTTACCATTAATGCACCTACTATTAAAAGTCCAATTAAGTTTTCAAGTGTTTCGTTGGGAACTGCAACTGCTGGTTACATGGAATATGATGGTACATATCTATACGGAACAGAAAATGCTACTTCTGGTAGAGGTCACATTCCAACTATACAAACTTTTCGTGTCACAGCAAACGAAACAGCTTTTGGTGCAGCAATTGCTGACGTGTTTACTTCACCAAGTTCAGTTTCTTTAGAAGCAACTTCTGTTTATATAATTAGATGTTGGGTTTATTTTACTAAAAATACAGCAGGTACTGCTACATGGACACAGACATTTAGTTCTGCACCAACAATTGTGAATGGTTATCAATATGTAACGCCAGTTACAGGTATGACTGCTGCAACCGCAGCTGCTTATACACAGATAGAGCAATATTTCTACGACCAAGGTGCTGCAACGTGGGCATGGAATCCTTCTGCTACATCGTTAACAACGGCAGTCAACCATATGTATATGCTACAGATGTGGGTTACCACTAACGCTGCCACTAACTGGAGATTACGCTTGACACAATCTGCTGGTACTGCAACAGTGCTAGCTGGTAGTTTTTATACTGTTGAAAAGATTAGTATATCTTCAGGTGCATTCGCTGCATAATAGTAAAGCTATAAATACTTAAAACAACACACCTCTTAGGAAGTTTCAATAATGACTACTCAAATTTTTGTTTCCCAAATTAATGGAACACAAGCCAACGGACAAAGTGCTTCAGCGGGTTCGATCATTACTTTTGGAAGTAATGGAGCGTATTGGGCTAATTCTTCTACATACACAGCTGTTGGTTTTCAAGGATCAGCAGGTTTTCAAGGATCACAGGGTGATACAGGTTATGTAGGATCGGTAGGTCTTTTAGGATTCCCTGGCGACACAGGCTTCCAAGGCTCTATGGGTGACGTTGGATACCAAGGTTCGGTTGGCGTGACTAGTATTGGTTATCAAGGATCAATTGGTGATATTGGTTTCCAAGGTTCAGTAGGTTACATGGGCAGCACAGGTGTTGCTATTGGTTACAATGGTTCTGTTGGATATTTGGGCTCTGCAGGCTTTAGAGGTTCACAAGGTAGTACTGGATACACAGGTTCAGCAGGCACAGTTGCATTTACTACTTTGATAGATGCACCTTCTTCATATACTGGACACGCTGGTAACTTCTTAAGAGTAAATGCAGCAGCAACTGGAATTGTATTTGACTCCAATACATACATTACCAATAACATGGTAACAGATGTTAATTTCAATAGCAACACGATATATGTTCCTGTATTCCAAGGATATGGTGAAAATGTAAATAATCTTGCCAATCGTAGCATAAGCACAACAGTATCGTTATCTCTTGGCAACATTGTTAATATTACGCTGACAGCAAGTATTGTTCCAATCGTAATGGATACCACAGGATTAGTATCAGGTAAGTTATATTCGTATACCTTCTTTGTTGCACAGGATCCTTATGGTTCAAGAACAATTGACTGGTCTAATCAAACAATATACTGGCCTACATCAGAGAACGTCCCTTCAACAGGTCCTACTCTTTCAACAACAGGTGGATATGTAGACATCATTAACTTGTATACGATTGATGGTGGTGCTACTTGGTTTGGTATGTTGGCTGCTAAAGGATTTGCAGGTATTTAATAATGGCCATTACCCAATTTACATCTGAAAACCAATCTATTGTAGCCAATGTTCCTGTATACATTCCTGACTATGCTGTATTGTTTTATTATGATGTTGATCTAAGTCTTTTCAATACAAACAATGGCACAAACAACGGTGTAATAAATCAAGATTACTATAGACAAGTAAAGGAATTTTGTTATCCTAATTTGCCTACTAATGTTCTTGCATTTGGTGACACAGATGGTCCTTCTTATGGAGCCTGGAATCAAACTCTAGGTATGTATCATAAGCCAATTATTACATTATTAGATGACACATATGGTACACTGCTTGATATTAGTGGAGCACACAACCCAACAACGATAGGGTTTAGAACTTCTATTCCTTATTCATGGGGTGCTCTATCTGGCGATCCTCTAACTACAGGCAAAGGTAATACATATACCTCTCAAACATCACCTGTTCCTGGCCACTATCATTCATTGAATGGTCTTGATATTAACAAACAAATTATTAAATATACCACCACATCATCAGCTTCGTTGTTTGGTGTTACTGATTATTCAGGAAACACAAACACCCTTGGTCTACCACTAACTAAAGTCAACCCTTTGTTAAGAGACCCTAATTTAAACAAGGGTAATGATAAGATTGGATGGTTACCTCAAGATATTCTTGTGTTTGGCAACAATCTTCCTACAGACCATTACACTCAGTCAGACAACAAACACTTTGCTCCTGGTAGCACTAATCCTATTACAGGTTTGCCTAGAACAACCTATGGTGCATCTGGTAATACCATTACTGGATCCAACAATTCTATCCTAGCGTTTCAATTAAATAGCACAGGATATTTTGATAATCAAAACAACGATTGGACTTCTTATAATAGCAATGCAGGATTTAATGTAAGTTTATTTTCTAATACAAGTGGTGCTCATACCCATACAGGTATTATTCCTAAGGTCAATCAACTATCCACCAAAACAAGTCAAGTGGCTAATGTATTAATAAACTCAGGATTACATTCACACCTAGTAACCTACAATACAACACTAGGGTTAAACATAACTAAGTTAAAAGGTTGGATTACTACCAGCTCTCAAACACCAATTGCAAACGGTGTAATAATTGGGTATGCATTAAGTAATAATCTTGGTTACTCTGGTCCTGATTTAGACGTTTCTGGTAATCTTCCTCCCAACTGGCATTTTTGTGATGGTACAAATGGAACTCCTGACTTAAGAAGTCAATTTATTTTAGTTAATATGAATCCATCAGATCCCGATCATGGTGTACAGCTTGCGAATGGAATGGGAATGATGGGTCCTGATATAGGAACATTGACATTTAATAACATAACAGTACAAGCCAACGGTTACCATTCACACGTAAGTCCAGCTGGCAAAAAGATATCAAGTCCTACAATATATGGCACTACTACTGACATAGGTAGTCATGATTTTGAATCAGGTACAAATCACACACATCCTATATCGACTGTATTTTCATTTCCAGATCCTTTGACAGGTCAATATCTTAACAATATTACTTCTACACAGAATAATCAATTTGATTTGGTACCTCCTAATGTAAATTTAGGATTCATAATGTATAACAATACTATAGCATAATTGGAGATTATAGATGATTACGGAAGAACAAATCAAGGAAGCTTTTCCTTCCGCAAAAGATGATATTGCAACAGCAATCGTGGATAGTATTGATATTTTATCAACCAAATATGAGATCAATTCTCCTTTGCGACTTGCTCATTTTCTTGCTCAGTGTGCACATGAGTCAGGTGGATTTAGAGTAACAGAAGAAAATTTAAACTACAAAGCTGAAGGTCTTGTTACCACATTTCACAAGTACTTTCCTGATGAAGATACTGCTCAAGATTATGCACATAATCCAGAAAAGATTGCAAATAGAGTATATGCAAATCGTATGGGCAATGGTGATGAAGATAGTGGTGATGGGTATCGCTTTCGTGGTCATGGTTTAATTCAATTGACTGGTAGACACAATTACACATATATGTCTCAAGACTTTGGTGTATCTCTTGATGAGGTTGTTGAGTTTCTTGCAACACCAAAAGGTGCAGTAGAATCAGCAGGATGGTTTTGGAAAAATAGTAAGGTCAACTCTGCTGCAGATGAAGATAATTGTGAAGCTGTTACAAGAAAAGTAAATGGTGGAACTATTGGTCTAGATGAGCGTGAAGCAAACACTGCAAAGTTTAAAGAAATTCTTGGTGTATAATGCCTGACGTAGCAAGACTGGGTGATGGAAGCGATCATGGTGGAGTTATTATCTCATCTGCTTCCAAGACATCAGTAAATGGAATATTGGTTGCAAGAGTAGGAGATAGTCACTCTTGCCCTATTCCAGGACATGGAATAACATCGATTGCTTCAGGTTCAGGGCATTTTAGTTGTGAGGGTGCTTTGGTTGCTGTTATAGGAAGTGTTTGTGGTTGTGGAGCTAAAATTAGTGTTGGGAGCACCAACACTACAGCACCTTTAGGATAATTAATTCTATAAATATCTAAAAAGGATATAAAACATGGCCATTGCTACTATTGCTTCGAGAAATGATTTTGCTGAATACTGCCTAAGAAGATTGGGTAAACCTGTCATTGAGATCAACGTTGATCCAGATCAGGTTAGCGATCGTATTGATGATGCATTAAAGTATTACTGGGACTATCATTATGATGGCTCAGAAAAGATGTTTTACACATACATCCTTACACCCCAAGATATTCAAAACAAATATATCACTTTACCAGATAATATCATTGGTGCTGTTGATATGTTTGCTATTGGTGACTATATTGCTACCAATAACATTTTTAATATTCGTTATCAGATTGCATTGAATGATTTGTATACATTGACATACCAATCAATGGTACCATACTATATGGCATTCCAGCAATTGCAATTGTTAGAACAATTACTTGTTGGTCAACAACCTTTAAGATATAATAGAAAATCACAAAGATTGTTCATTGATACTGATTGGTCAAAGATCAATGCTGGGTACTTCCTTGTTATCAGCGTATACCAAACAGTAGATCCAGATGTGTATTCATCTGTGTGGCAAGATAGATGGTTACAGGAATATGCTACTGCAAAGATTAAGCAGCAGTGGGGTGCTAACTTAACAAAGTTTACTGGTATGCAATTGCCAGGCGGTGTTCAGTTCAATGGTGAAAAGATATACAATGATGCTACTGACGAGATAAAGAAGTTGGAAGAGAGAATGATGATGGACTACAACATCATGCCAACATATTTGATGGGATAATACTTTGGCAACCTCACTTTATTTTAACAACTTTAACTCTAAAGCAGAACAGAATCTAATAGAGAATCTAGTAATAGAATCTATTAGAATCTACGGCATTGATGTGTATTACGTTCCTAGAGTAATCACAGCCGAGAGTTCTACATTTACAGAAGCTGTCAACTCTGCATATGATACAGCAGTTAATGTAGAGATGTATGTCAAGAGTATTGATGGCTTTGATGGTGATGGTGAATTTCTTTCTAGCTTTGGTGTACAGGTTCAAGAAGAAATTACATTCTCTATTGCATATAGAACTTTTGAAACTAATGTAGGTGCATATCTAAGAAGAGACCGTCCATTAGAAGGTGATTTGATTTGGTTTGCTCCTTATCAAGGTTTGTTCCAAATCAAGTACGTTGAGATGAGACCTGTATTCTATCAAATGGGTGCATTGCAATTCTATGATATTACCTGTGAATTATTTCAATACTCTAATGAAATATTCAATACAGGCGTTCCTGATATTGATATTAAGTACAATACCATTGCTTCAGTATCACAAGCATATGATCTTTTCATGGAAGATGGATTCTCTGTACTTGAAACAGAAGATGGTGCTGGTTTATATGAAGAAGAATATGTATTGGATACTTTAGATCCTGGTGCACAGAATGCTGCATTTGGTAACAACGTATTAACATTTGTAGATTTTAGTGAAATAGATCCATTCAGCGAAAGTCAGACAAGAATATGATAGGTCCTAATCCATTTTATAATTCTTTGTTTAAAAAGTACGTAGCCATATTTGGTACGTTGTTTAACAATGTTATTATCGAAAGACATGATTCTGATGGTAACCTTCAGCAATCTATTCAAGTACCTATAGCATATGGACCGAGAGATAAGTTTCTTGCTCGTATCTTGCAAAACCCTACTGGTTCTAGTCCTACAGCCATCACTTTGCCAAGAATGGCCTTTGAAATCGATGGTATTGTGTATGCTCCAGATAGAAAATTGCAGACAGTAAAGAAGATCGTTACAGAGAACGATATCAATGGCAAGAACGTATACAAGAAGGTATTTACACCTGCACCTTATGATATTGGAATGAAACTTCAAATCATGAGTAAGACAATGGAAGATGGTCTACAAATTGTAGAACAAATACTTCCTTATTTTACTCCAGAGTGGACTATTACAGCAGCAATGCTTGGCACAAATTTCAATGAGGAAACAGATATTCCTATTGTGTTGACTTCTGTTAATCTTGATGATACTTATGAAGCTGATTTTACAGAACGAAGAGTTCTTACGTTTGTGCTCAACTTTGTTATCAAAGGTTACTTCTGGGGTCCTGTCACAGAAAGCAAACTTATCAAGATTGTTCAAACCAATATATTCTTGGATACAACTTCACCTACAGTTCCTGTGTCAACAAGCATAAGACCAGGATTAACAGCTGATGGACTACCAACCTCTAACTCTGATCTAACGGTAGCTCTTTCACAGATTGATGAAACATCAGATTTTGGATTTATTATAGATACAACAGGGAATAAGTAAAGTGGCAAAAAAAGATGTAATATCCAGTGCTTTAGGATTGTCTCCAATGGAAGATTCTCCTTCAAAAATCACAGATATTCTTCCTGTAATTAAAGCAGAGAAGAATAATGACTATGAGTATGCAAGACGTAATCTCTACGATGTAATTGAAAAGGGTAGTAGTGCTCTTGAAGATATCATGGATATTGCAAAGCAATCAGAATCACCAAGAGCTTTTGAAGTAGTAACCAATTTAATTAAAACTATGGTAGATGCTAACAAGGATCTACTAGAACTAGCCAAGAAACACAAAGAGTTAAATAAAGAAGAAGACCAAGGTCCTTCGACTGTGAATAACAATTTATTTGTTGGTTCTTCTGCAGAACTATTAAAGATGATAAAGAAAGAAAATGGCTGATATATATCTAGGTAATAAAAACCTAAAAAACAAAGATGTAAAGTTACAATTTAGCAAAGAGCAGATTGAGGAATATCTCAAGTGCGCTAGTGACGTTGATTACTTTTGTGAAAATTATGTAAAGATTGTTTCTGTCGATAAGGGTCTCGTTCCCTTTAAGCCATTCCAATATCAGAAAAATATGTTT